GGATGTTCAAGCACTACTGTGACGTTGACGCCGAGCGTGGCGTGGACCTCACGGAGTACTTGTTGGAGACTCTGGGCTGGACACACCTTGGGTTGAACCCCGAGTTCTACTACGAGCCGATCACCGCACGGATGAACCAGATCGGCTGGAAGGTTGACCTAGACCTCGTGCACGAGATGCAGCTGCGCTACGAGCAGAACGTCCAGAATGCAGTCGAGACATTCCGTGCACAGTACGACCCGAAGGGAGAGCTCAACCTCAACAGCATGCCTCAGCTCAAGGCATGGTGTGGGGCGCGAGGGATCAAGACCACGAGCTTCGACTCGGATCATGTGGACAAGCTGCTCGTCAAGGTCAAGGACAAGCTCGACACAATGGCAGAGCAAGACTCTCGGTATCAGGACTACACAGATGTTCTGAACCTCCTGCTGACCAAGAAGGAGATGGGTGGTTCGAGCTTGAAGAAGCTCCAGACCATCAAGAACCTGACGGGGACGGACGGTCGCCTGCGGGATCAGTACCTGCACTGTGGTGCCGGCCAGTCCTACAGGACGTCCGGCCGCGGGGTGCAGATGCAGAACCTCAAGCGCCTGGGATCAGGCATGATCGAGGACATGCTCACGGTCTTTGACCAGGACCAGGAGTATGACAACGACCAGCTCGGAGAGAACCTCCGGCAGGTGTTTACCGCAAGCCATGCGGATGGACAGCTGATTGTGGGAGACTTCAGTAGCGTGGAGAGCCGCGGCCTGGCCTGGCTGGCCGGCGCCGACTGGAAGATCAATGCCTTCAGGCAGGGCAAGGACCTGTACAAGGTCCAGGCACAGTCGATCTACGATGTTGCCTACGAGGATGTGACCAAGGCACAGCGGCAGACCGGTAAGATCGGTGAGCTGAGCTGTGGCTATGGGGCTGGGCCCGTTGCGGTGAGCCGTTTCGCACAGGGCTACGGCGTCGACATGGATGAGGCCGAGGCGCTCCAGCTAGTCCGTGACTGGCGGGCCGCCAACCCGGAGGTCGTCGAGCTGTGGGACACGATCGATGTCTTGCTGCACAAGACCGTAGACACACGGTCGAAGCAGACAGCGAAGCTGGCGAACAACCTGGAGCTCAGCTTCAAGCCGATCACCACGCCGGCGTCACTGCTCAAGCAGCACCCTGGAGCACAGTCCCTGGTGATGGAGCTCTGGTCCACGCAGAAGACGTTCAATCAGTTCCCGATCCTGCAGCGAGTGTTCCACGGCTGCTACACGCGAGGCAGGAACATCTGCATCTACAAGCCGAGCGAGCGGAAGACCGGAGCCATGTGGAGCAGTCACTTCGTCGATCCTAAGACAAAGAAGGTTCGGTTCTACGACATCTACGGTGGGAAGCTCGCTGGCATCCTGACGCAGTCCATGTGCCGGGAGATGTTCTTCTACGCCCTACACCTGCTGGACGGACGCATGAAGCCTCTCTCCAACGCCAAGATCATCGGGCAGTTCCACGACGAGATTGTGGTGGACTGGGTACCACCACATGTATCGAGTCCCTTCCCGCAAGAGGATCCGATCGAGTACTACGGCATGGACTACAACACAACGCTGGCACTCGTGGAGCAGGCCATGACAGAAGTGAGTGGGCAGTTCAAGGGCTTCCCACTGGAGGCTGACATCAAGAGCGGCTACCGCTACATCAAGTAAGGAAGGAAGCATGGCACGGCATTACTGGTTTTCAGGCATCCCATTCACAGAGAAGGAGGAAGAAGATTATGCACGACGCATGGAGGAATCAAGAAGGCTTCGGCCGGCAGGAGGAAGTGAGTCCCGGGACGTTCCAAGTCATCGGGCCTGATGATCAGTCTCACGCGCTTGCCTGCGACTTCATTGTGCGCCAGGGGATTCTGCCCTGTAGCTGTGATGCTACCAGGCGCCGCACCTCCTGGTGGTGGAAGTGCTGGCTGCGCTGGCAGAAGGCCAGGGTCTCCAGGCACCATTCGAGAGAGCCGAGGGACCGTGTGCCCTGGCCGATCGTAGGACCGGACGACGAACCCTGGGTTCCAGGGCTCGACTTCAACAATGACGAAGAAGGAGTTTAGCATGGCCAAGGAAACGAGGCTGGTCGTTACGTGCGACCGGCACGGAGGCGTGATCGACGAGGGCACAGAGTTCCTGCACGTCGTCGTCACACCTGGCAAGGTGAAGCGGGGTCGGAAGACTCAACAGGACCTCGACCTGTGTGAGGACTGCTCGAAGGCGTTCCTCAAGTTCATGGCAGGAGCGGCACTCCAATGAGTAACCAGCCTCTGCACCTGGAAGCTCCGGTGACCCCGGAGAATCATGGCGTCAATCTGTACTGCCCCGTCGAGAAGGAGCTCACAAAGTTCTTCCTTGCGAAGAGCACTGACGGCATGGAGGTCTATGTCTGCGGTGCGTGCAATGAACCAGAGCCCGTGATCCGAGAAGTGACGGCAGCAGAGCTTGACGCCCTCGCACACCGACTCGCCGACAACGAGTAAGAATAGAGAAGGGAGGCAGGGGGCACGACTCCCTGCCTCCCCTCCTGAGCAGAAGATAGGAGACCCACTCGGTGTCTATTATAACCCTAATCGGGGTCGATCCCGGTATTGTCGACACCGGTGCGGTGACGTTTACCCTCAAGACTGGGCGACTCACGCTCGACGTGTCGGCGGAGAAGCTCGAGGGCTCAGCCCCGGAGCCGATCGAAGAATATGTGAAGCGCAACTCGGGAGGCCGGACGTACACCTTTGTGGAGGCGTACCGGGACCGAGGCACAGTGTTCAACACTCACGGAACCATGCGCAACATCGAAGCTGCGCTGCGACGATCGCTCCCTGGCGTCGAGATCCTGGACAACACAGGGGTCAAGAAGGTCGTGACGAAACCGCTGATGCAGCTCCTCGGCTGTTGGGACTTCCCGACAGTTACCCATCACCAGGACATCCGCTCCGCGGCGCGCATCGCGCTGTACGGTGCGCTGAAGGATCCTGAACTCAACAGCTTCCTGACGCAGATCGTCATGAAGCATCTCGGCAAGTAGAAAGAAGAAGCTATGAAGATCACCGTCTACACCCAGCCCGAATGTGTCCAGTGTGATAGGACGAAGAAGTGGTTGGATGATCCCAAGCGAGGGAACATGGAGGGCCAATACGATGTCGTGGACCTCTCACAGGACCCGCAGGCACTTGAAGCAGTCAAGGCCCTCGGCTACATGTCAGCTCCCGTCGTCATCGTCAACGACAATGGAGACACCAAGGATGAGAAGCACTGGTACGGGTTCCGCCCGGACATGCTGACACAGTTCTGCAAGAACCCCACTGCTGCAGTAGCAGCGTAACAGGTTAGGAGACCTACAATGACTACTACCAAAGATGAAGCACAGAACCTGCTGGACAGCCGGCTCGCCGTGTACGGGGAGCGGGTCGAGAACATGACGAGGGTCGCCCAGGTGTTCTCTGGGATCCTCGGAACTGAAGTCCGGCCGGATCAGGTGCCGCTCCTCATGGTCGGCTACAAGACCGTGCGGGCGTCGCAGACTCCTGACTACGAGGACAACGTCAAGGACATCGAGGGCTACGCCATCATGTTCCGGGAGATCATCGGCGACGACATGATCGCGGCCGTGAACACGGACGAGTACCTCCTGGAGAAGAGCAAGCGGGAGATGGCCGAGATGATGGGTGCCTCCGTGCCGGCGGTCCTCTGCAGGGGCTGTGGCAAGACTCTGCCGGAGGATGCTGCGCCTAACGCCCACACTCCGGGCTGTGCGGTTGCAGAGCTCAACCGGCACGTCCGGGCCTACAACAGCCGGTACGACAAGGACGTGCCTCAGCTCACAGGAGCTCAGCTCGAAGGAGTACAGGTCAATCGGTTGCTGAAGGAGGTACCTAGCTACCAGCCGGGTCCGAATGTAACAACTCAGCACCTGATGGAAGTCTACCGGGAACAGCTGACGGACATCTTCCGCCGGGCCTGGACGGAAAAGTGGTCCACGATTCCTGCAGAGAAGTTCGCCGAGATTGCTGCACGGGAAGCCGTGGAGTACTTCTGGACGACGTTCCAGCGGAATGCTCAGTTTGAGGCGGCTGTCCGAGAGCACGATTCGCTGTGAGGTCTTACACACATAAGGTCTCGCGTGCTGCGCAGCTGTATCGTTGGGAGCCAGGAACGAAGTTTGCCGACTGGTTCCCTGCGCAGCTCGCTGTGTTCGCTCTTTGGGAGCAGACCACAGACGACCGGATGTGTGTCTACTACCCGACAGGGCAAGGCAAGACGAAGATCATGCTGACGTGTATCTACTTGCGAGACCACGGTAGCGTGACGATCGTCGCTCCACCCTCGACACACGCGAAGTGGAAGCACGACGCGAAGCTCATCGGGATCCAGGCAACGCTCATCAGCCATGCCAAGTTCCGGATGGCAGACACAAAGCTCAGCCGGCACACGCCGATCATCGTGGACGAGTTCCACCTGCTCGGTGGGCAGAAGGGACAGGGCTGGAAGAAGCTGGACCGGCTCGCGACGGGGTTGCAGGCACCGCTGATCATTGGGTCAGCGACGCCGAACTACAACGACGCGGAGCGCGTGTACTGCATCGCCCACGTCCTGCACCCGCTGGACAACCGAGGAGGCTACGACTCCTGGATCTACCAGCACTGCATCACGGAGCCGAACCCCTTTGCGCGGATCCCGATCGTGAAGGGGTTCAGGCAGCACCAGGACGCAGAGCACTTCCTGGCGTCCATGCCTGGAGTGGCATACCTGCCGGATGAGGCTCCAGATATCCTGCAGCCAGTCCCGCTACCCTTCGACCTCCCCGAGGAGTTCGAGGAGTATGGGCTGGACGAGCGGAATAGCAGGATCATGGCGAGCCTGATGGAGAAGCGCCATCAGAAGCGCCTACAGCAGATGATCGGAGACGACGGGCTGCTGCGGCCGCACGTCTACGACAGGCTGCAACAAGCAACCGAGAGCACGGCGAAGCCAGTCCTGGTCTTCGCCGCACACTCGACGGTGGCAGATGCCCTGGCCCGGACTTACGAACGGGACGGGGTGAAGTACGGGTACGTGAATGGTAAGACACCACCACGCACCAAGGAGGAACGGATTGAGGCGTTCCGCCGCGGATTGATTGCTGTGCTCATTGGCACTGCAACACTCGCGACGGGCACCGACGGTATCGACAAGGTCTGTGACACGATGGTCATCCTGGATGACACAGACGACGATAGTCTCCGGCGACAGCTGGTTGGGCGCATTCTCCCTCGTGGAGAGAGTGACCCAGATTACAGCAAGAAGGTCGCTCTCCAATTCATCTACGACAATTGAGAGAGGGACACATGGCAAGCGAACGCATTGAAGGAAAGATCGAGGACTTCTTGGAGTCGATCATTGACAAGGACCTAGACCCGGAGGAGGTACAGCGGATCGAAACAAGAATCACTACAGTACGCAAGCTCAACAATTAACACGCGGGAGAGCCCGGCGGTGACGAGTCGCCGGGCTTTCCCCAGTCTCTGAAGGGGGAGATAACTATGCCAGATCTGAAAAACAAGCAGCAACTGGCCGATGCTGCGATGACACTCGCAACTAGTTACGATCTGGTACAACGAGAAGCGACAACCTTCATCCCAGTTCACTGGGAGACAGGACACCCTGATCCGCCGCCGGCGCCCGGGGAGCGCATCTGGATACCGCTCAGCCGTGACGACAAGCGACGCCTGGCCAATATCAAGAGCAAGATCCTCTTCGCCAACGACGGAGAGTTGCGCAGCTTTGAGTTCATGGTGAAGCAGCTGGCTAAGCCCAACACCGACGACATCACTCACATCCTGGTGAAGACCAAGGATGGGATGCAACGGCTGAACGGGAAGGGCCAGCTCGAGGATCACAATGATTCATTCACGCCGAACTATGTGAAGCCTCTGCTAAACGAAGACCTGGCTGACAAGCAGGAAGTCTTCGATACCATCACGAAGTGGCTGGGGGACTCCGTGCGCGAGGCAGACTCGCTGTTGAACCACTTGGCAACGTGTTTGGCACCAGGCTACAGCGCCGTCAAATACATCCTGCTCCTCGGAGAAGGACGTAACGGTAAGGGCGTGCTCCTGAGCATGCTCACAGGGCTGTTCGGCAAGGAGAACATCAGCGGCATTAGCCGCCAGCTCATGGCAGAGAAGAGCCCCACCTGTGTGGAGCTCAACGACAAGCTGCTGAACGTGATCTTCGATGGTGAGATGGCCTACATCAAGGACAGCTCGATGGAAAAGACACTCATCGCCGGCGAGCCGGGACAGGTGCGGATGCTGTACGAGAACGGCACGACAACCGTACAGACGAACGCCCTGTTCATTGAGGCACTGAACCAGGAGCCGAAGGCTCGGGACAAGAGCGCTGCCCTGCAGAAGCGACTCGTCCGGTTTCAGTTCCCAAACATCTACGCGCAGGACAAG